TTGGCGAGGACGCCGAGGTGTGGGTCACCAAGTTCACCAGCCGGATGCGGAACCGCTTCGAGGAGATCGCCACCGGCGGCAAGGTCGGCGGGGCGGTCAACCTCAAGAACGTGTCCGCGAAGGTCGTGGCCCTGTCGTGCGTGGACGACGACGGCAAGCCGCTGTTCACCGAGGCGGACGAAGAGCGAATCGGCGAGTTCGACGCCGACGCCGTGCAGCGGATCGTCGATGCGGTGTTCAAACTGAACGGGCTTGGTGCCAATCCTGTGGAGGAGGCCGCGGGAAAATAGAGCGCCAGCCGGTCCTGCAGTTCCTCTACCGGCTGGCCTTGAAGCTGGGCATCTGGAACGTCGAAGAGCCTGGCGGCCTGGCGGACTCGATGAGTGTCGATCAGTTGTACGGCTGGATGGGCTACTACCAATTGGAACCGTGGGGCGACGAGTGGTTGAGGGACGCGATGGCCATGTCACAGTTCGCGTCCGCCCACCGTGCCAAGGGTTCGCCGCGTCGCAAGCCTGACGACTTCATGCCGGTGCCGAAGCGGACGCAGACGCCTGAGCAGATCGTGGCGGCCTTCCGTGCGATCGGAGGCGGGTGATGGCGAAGAACTTCGGCCGCGTCAACGTTTCGATCACGGCGTCCACGGGCGGGCTGACTGCCGGGCTGGCGAGCGCTGGGAAGCAGTTGAGCGGCTTCCAGGGGCTGGTGAGCCGGATGACCGGCGGGATGGGCAGCGCATTCGCCAGTGCTGCAATGGGGGTTCTCGGGCTTGGCCGGGGAGCGTCTGCGGCGGCGGTTGGCGTAGCGATCCTAAGCGGGGCGATGAAGACCCTGCTGATTCCGCTGGGCGTGATCGCTGCCCTCACGGCCCCGTTCGTGGCCATCGGCCAGGCAATGGCCTACGCCGAAGGCGTGCAAAACCTGTCCACGGAACTGGGCGTGGCAGCGGGGCAGCTGCAGGTTCTCCAGCACGCGGCCGGCGAAGTCGGCGTGAGCCAAGAGCAACTGACCGTCGGCTTGCGTCGCACGGCTCGCATGACGAGCGAACTGGCGTCTGGCACGCCGGCTGCCGTCAAGGCGTTCCAGGGTCTCGGCCTGACGATGCAGGATATGGCGGGGCTCGACACCGCGGCCCAGTTCTCGCTGATCGCTGACCGCATCGCTGCCCTGCCGCCTGAGATGCAGGCCGCAGCGGCGATCGACATCTTCGGCCGGTCTGGCCAGGGGATGCTGAACTTCCTGCGGCAAGGCGGCGACGGCATCCGCGAGATGGACACGCTGCTGACGAACCTTGGCGTGAAGATGAGCGGCGAGCAGACGGCAGCCATCGAAGGGATGGGCGACGCGATCGGCCGACTGATCCTGCCGGTCAAGGGGTTCATCCTCCAGTTCACGGCCGGCATTGCGCCGGCGATCACCGCCGTGTCCAATCTGATCGTCGGGTTTTTCTCGGAGAACACGAAGGGCTGGAGTCTGGCATCTAGTGCGGCCACGGTGTTCACCGGCGTACTGCGTGGCGTGGTGGGTGCATTTACGGTCCTGTACGGCGTGTTTCAGGTGATCTTCGCCATCAACGCCAAACTGAGCCAAGCGTTTAGTGCTGTGTTCTCGGTGATCCTTTCTGGCGTTCAAAGCCTAGCGAGGTCGCTGGCTCAGTTGGCCGAGGCTGCTGGGTTCACGGACCTTGCCGGTTCGCTCGATGCCGGCGCTGCGGGCGCCGCCAAGATGCAGCGAGGCGTGGACAAGCTCGGCAAGGAGTACGGGGAGCAAGCGGCCGAAGGCTTTGCCAACGGCATCAACAACATCACCAACCCCTTCGGTGCCTTTGACGCCGCCCTTGCTAAGGCTCAAGCCGATGCTGCCGCCAACGCTGCCAAGGGCGGCAAGCCGGGCCAGCCGGGTGCCGGTCCTACCGCCCAGGCTGTCGGTGCTGCGATCCGCGCCTCGAGCCAGGAACTCCGTGCCATTGTCGTCGGCTCGTCCGAGGGCGAAGCGTTCCGCAACAACATCATGCGCGGGGCCGACCCTCGGCTCGACGTGAAGGACGACGCCCGCAAGACGGCCGATAACACGGAGCGGTCTGCTGACGCTCTGGAGGACATCGCCGACAGGCTCGACCCGACCGGATTGGCGGTGATCGGTTAATGGCTATCATCGACGTTCGAGAACTGCGGTCCTTCGAGTACGGCGAAACGCTGGGCGACAAGGGCCGAATCACGCTTGCCGGATCCGTGGACCTTCTGGCGTTGCACGACAGCACGCCCGACTTCGGCACGCTGGCTGACGACTCCACGTCGTGGACCAACCTTGGCAATGCGACGATCCCGAAGGTCGGCGAAACCCGGCTGGTTGCGGGTGTGATGTTCAAGGTGAAGTCGCGAAAACTGTCCTACTACAAGGGCGACGACGCCGACCGTGCGATCAAGATTGCGGTGACCTACGAGGCTCAAGACGAGTCGGAGCAGCCATCGCCTGAAGATCAAGAGACCGAAACGTGGAAACGGATTAGCATCTCGACCGAACAGAAGGAATGCCCGCTCACGGACCAGGGCGAGAATGGCGAGTACAACGCTGCCCCCAAGCCGGCAACAAACTCGGCGGGCGACCCGGTGGACGGGCTGACGGAAAACCGCTGCCTTCTTCGGCTGACGTACACCAACACCAAGGTCGTCAGTCCAAACATTGCCGCGTTAACATCCTACGTCAACACGACCAACGAGGTCGCTTTCCTCGGTGCATCGCGGCGGACGATGCTGTGTGTCGGCTACAACGCGGACTTCGACGACAAGGTGGACCAATGGGTTGTCTCCGTCGATTGGCTGTACGACCCCAAGGGGCATTTCGTTGAGTTCCACGACGCTGGCTTCAATGAGGTTGTCGGCGGCGAGCGGCGGGCAATCCTCGACCTTGCCGGGAATCCAGTTAGCAAGCCGGTGCAGTTAGACGGGTCCGGCACTGCAGTCGCTGCTTCGCTGCTAACGGGCGTTAATGCGTCTTCGTACATATTCACGCGCAAGGCGTATCCGTATGAAGAGAAAGTCCACAGCAACCTGTTTACGGAGGCGGGCATCTAATGGCTGACGAAATCAAGGCTTCGGTCACGCTGCAGTGTGACAACGGCAACTTCTCCGACCGGTTCGCCGCGGCATCGGTCAAGGCCAACCAGGCGACGCAGGCGGCGGCGGCCGGCGTGGTGACCATCGGCACCTCGGTGCAAACGCTGTCGCTCGGAATCGTGTCGGCCCCAGGCTACGCGGCGTTCCGCAACTTGGCGACGCAGACGGCCGGCACGCACGCCGTGTTCATCGGCCGCTTCGACGGGACGAACAGCCAGGAAGTGCTCGAGCTTCAGCGTGGCATGGCGGCGGTCCTGCCGCTGGCCGAGACGATTACCCTTGGCCTGCGAGCGGTGACGAGCACGCAGTACACGTCGGCCGCTCGGCTGCAGTACCTCGTCCTGTCGAGGTGACCGATGCCGGTCTACGGCTTCAGCGAGGATGACGCCAAGCGTATCGGCCACGCCGTCAAGGTGGTCGAACGTAGCGGCCCTACGCTGAAGACGAGCGGCGCGGTGAACGATCGTGGGGCGGCAGGCGTCCGCATCATGATTGGCAAGGTGGGTACAGCGGAGTGGTCGAAGGCATCGTCGGCGGTCATCACGCTCTACGTCGGTCCGCCTTCCACGGCCACTTCGAGGCCCACGGCGACGGCCGGGACGATGGTCGCGCACAACATCTTCGCCGCCATTCCCAGTTCGGCCTACGTCGCCATGAGCAACAACGGGTTTGGGTGGTACGTCATCGCCGCGGAGTGTGAGTGATGCTCCTACCATGTAGCGCCTGCTGCGGCACGCCATGCACCTGCCAGACGTGCGACGCTTGCTGTTCGTGCGCTCCGTGGGACTGGGCATTTGACGCCCGGGAGCTATCGCCTAGCCAGTATTCCCTGAGTCTCTATGACGACCTGCTTGACCTACTGCCGGGCTGTATAAGCCGGCTATATGAATCACAAGAGGCGTGCGTTGATGCAAAGGTGGCGCAGGCTTTGATTAACTTCCCTGGGTGGACTGAGCAGCAAATTCGCGATCTTTTCCAGGAGTCTTGGGAGGCTAACGAGTGCCGGGATGACATCTTTTTTAACGGCTCCACGTGGTTCGGCTGGAGCGTGCCGTACATCAACGGCGTGGTGGCCACGGCGGCAGCGCTGGAGGAGCAGTGTCCAGACGGCGCGCCGCCGGCACCGGATTGGTGCTTGCCTGGCGCCACTCGCTACTGGTACGTGCAGGAGTTTTCCGGCTCGTCGGGGGCCATCCCCGACATTCGCAAGCTTGTCCTCGCCACTCCCGGCACCGGCGACTGGATCGTAGACGCCCTGCTGGAGCGTGGCACGCAGGACGACCTGCCGGCTGAGGGGTGGGTCGAGGCCGACGACTGTGCCTCTTGCGACGACCCGGCCGAGCTGGAGACAGACTGCGATCCAGCCGCGGACTACAAGGTGTTCTACGACAAGACCGTCACCGTAGAAGACTCGTTCACAGACTTTTGCAACTCGTCTACCGACTCGCTGGGCCTATGCCCGCCGCAGAACTGCAAGCTCGTCACCATCACGGTCACGCGGACGAACCAGTGTTCGCCGAACTCGCCGGCTTCGCCGGACGTGACCACGTACACCGTGGTGCTCGCCGTCTGCCCGTGTGGCTCGCTTGTCTCCGTGGTCTCGTCGCCGCTGAACGCAGAGTCGGACCCTGTGGTCATCGACGGCTACGGGTACGCGAGCGAACAGGACTGCATCGACGACCTGACTGAGAGCAACTGTCTGGGCGGTACGGCCAGCAGCCAGTGCATCGGGGACCAATGGAAGCAAGTGCGGCACGCGATCGACGGCACGCGAGACTGCCTGGAGTCTGTGTGTACCAGTGCTTGTGATCCGCCGGGGTGCTGTTCATGACTACACGTAGCATGGTCATCCCGTACTCGGGGGGCGTGGACCCGGCCACGCTCGCGGCGGCGATTGCCAAGCTGCTGGGCGAAAACCCCGGCAGCGGCCTGCTCCAGCTGCGAGTGGTCGAGCATGCCCCGCCCCCACCGAACGAAGGACCGGGCACGGAACTGAAAAAGCTCCTAGCCAAGGTCGGCATCAAGCCGAAGGCCGGCTGTAAATGCCTGGCGCGTGCCGTGGAGATGGACATCCGCGGCTGCGACTGGTGCGAGACCAACGTGCCCACGATCGTCGGCTGGCTCCGCGAGGAGGCCACCAGTAGGCGGCTGCCGTTTGTTGACGCGGCGGGTACGGTGCTGGTGAGACGAGCGATCAGCAACGCGAGGAGGCTGCATCTTGGCAAAGCGCACGGATGATCGCGGGTGGACTGGCCTCGACGACGTTGACTACGAGGAAGACGCGGACGGTGCCAACCCGATGCCGGATGACGACGGCAACATAGTTCTACATCGCAAGGAGGCGGCAGATGCAGCGAGGGGACGCGATAACGCGAAAGGCCGAGCGGCTCGCAAAACTCCATCCCGAAGCCCCCGCGCAAACGCTCGCAAGGCGACTCGTAAAGGAAAGTAACGGCGCGATCACGCTGCACCAGGCACGCATGCGGATGCAGCGGCAGTTCGGGCAACACGGCAAGAAGAACCGCAAGACGCAGAAGCCTACGGTCCCGCGTCCCCCGCGAGAAGCCGGCGAGATCCTCGCCATGCCGAAGTCGATGGCCCAGCCTTGGACGCCGTACGTCCTGAAGGTCACCGGCCCAATCGGCATCCTGTCCGACGTGCATGTGCCGTATCACTCTGAGGTCGCCGTGGCTGCCGCTGTCGGCCACCTGAAAGAGCAGGGCTTGTCTGGGCTACTTTTGAACGGCGACATAGCCGACTTCTACGCCATCAGCCGGTACATGAAAGACCCGGCCTACCGGGACTTCAAGGGCGAACTCGAGGCGGTGCGTGGGTTCCTCGGCTGGCTGCGGCAGGAGTTCCCCGACATCCCGATCGTCTACAAGACCGGCAACCATGAGGACCGGTGGCAGCACTGGCTCTGGCAGCACGCCGCCGAGATCAGCGACGACCGACGCATGAGCCTGACGGCGTGGCTCGACCTAGACAAACTCGACATCGAACTCGTCGATAACCAGCGGCCGGTCATGCTGGGGAAGTTGCCGGTGCTGCACGGCCATGAACTGCCGAAGGGGATGGCGGCTCCGGTCAACGTCGCCCGCGGTGCGTGGATGCGGACGCTATCGACGTGCCTGGTGGGACATTCGCACCGGACCAGCAACCACGCCGAGTCGGACATGTGGCACCACGAAACGGCGTGCTGGAGCACGGGATGCCTGTGCGACCTACGGCCCGACTACGCGGTCATCAACCGATGGAACCACGGGTTCGCCGTTGCCACCGTCCACGACGGCGGGGCGTTCGACGTGCAGAACTACCGCGTGATGGGTGACGGCACCGTGCGGTCGGCTTGACCACGGGCATAGGCTGCGGACTCACCCCGAGGAACCAAGCATGACGACCACGACACTGGAAGAGCACAACGCCGCACTGCGGGCAGCCGTCCGCGAGCGGCTCGACGCCACGCCAGCCGATGACCACAAGGTGTCGCCGCGGGCGACGGAACCTAGGCACATTGTCGCAACTACCGAGGAAACGCAACACGACGAGTCGGACGTGCCCTACGTCGAGCACCTGCTCGGGCGGCAGCGTGGCGACTCGGTCCTGAGCGAGACCTACGCCGAGTGGGAGCCGGGCTTCCAGCCCGTCACTCCGGCAGAGCAGACGCTGCGGGACGCGATCGCCACGATCCGAGACCGGCACGGCAAGTACGGGCCACCTACGGAGCATTTCGCCAGGACGGCGTCGCTGGTGAACGCGGCGTTCGGCACGACGTTTACGCCGGCCGACTGGGCTCTCGTCATGGTCTTGGACAAGATCGCCCGCCAGATGGGGCCAGCGGCGACCGACGACGCTGCTATCGACATCGCTGGCTACGCGGCCTGCCACCAGGAGTGCCGACGTGGCTGAACCCCTCACCGACGCCTACCTCCAGCAGTGCGAGCAGGACGCCCGCCGGTTCAGCGGTGCGTACACCGGGACCAGCGGTACGCTCGCGGCTCACGTCATGCGGCTGCTCGCGGAGTTGAGCCGGGTCAAGGGGACGCTCGCCGTTGAGCGAGCGAGGCGTGAGCAACACACTTGCCGCTGGGGCGACGACCCGAGCGGGCCTTACGTCTCGGACGAATTCCTCGGCGGCCTGCGGGCTGATAGCAACGAGTGCTGGCCGGATAGATGAGGGGGCAGGACGCATGATTGGTCTGTACGTCCTCTCGGCGTGGCTCGCTGCCGACGTTGCCACGGGCATCGTCCACTGGTGGGAGGACCGATACGGCGACCCCGCGTGGCCGGTGCTGGGGCGGCACGTCGTGGCGCCGAACATCCGGCACCACTCTGAGCCCCGGGCGTTTCTGGCCGGCGGCTACTGGCAACGCAACTGGACGACGATCCTGCCCGCGGCTGCCGTATCGCTCGTCGCCCTGGCGGCGGGGCAGCACTGGCTCGCCCTTGTGGCGGTGTTCTCTAGCCAGGCCAACCAGGTTCACGGGTGGGCGCACCAGCGATGCTCACGCCCGATACGGGGGCTGCAACTCATCGGCCTGCTGTCGTCGCCAGACGGGCACGCGGTCCACCACCGATCGCCGTACAACACAGACTTCTGCGTTATGAGCGACTGGTGCAACCCGCTGCTGTCTGCGGTGGGATTCTGGCGTGGGCTGGAGCAGGCCGTGGGCTTGGCCGGCGTGCATCCGAGAGCGGAGCGAGAGACTGCTTGACCGGGCGGCGGGTTGTTGG